CAAAAACGCCTCCGAGCCGATGTGGTTCAGAGGCGTTGCTGCGTCTATGGGATTATGCTTTGATTTCGGTGCCGTCCTTGAAGGTCACCCGGATGTCGTTCTTTCTGTGAACGGTGATGTAGTCCACCATCGCCAGCCAGTCTGTTTCCCGGAACTCCGTCAGCGGCACCCGGCTCTGCAGCTCCTTCAGGTAGGTTTCAATCTGGTGCTTTCTGGCCGTGCGCTCGGCAATCAGGTCAGTGACCTCGGTGTGTCTGGCCTTGGCCTTGTCGAACCGGGCTACCAGACCATCGTAGCGTTTCTGGTATTCAGCCTGATCGAGGGCAACGTGAGCGTTTTCCTTGATGCACTCCTCAATGAGCTCGGCAGCGATGTTGATCTCAGCTTCCAGATCGCTTAGCTCCCCCTCAAGGGCTGTGGTATCGAGACTCCTTGAAAGGACCTGCTCGTATATGGCTATAAACTGTTCCTTCTGGTCGATCACCTGATTGGCAGCCCGGAGGAACAGTTCTTTTATTTCATCCTCGGTGAGCGTCGGTGTGGCGCATTTCTGACCGTCGAACTTGTGATTGCACTGCCAGATGACCTTCCGGTAGGCGTCGTTGCTGTGCCAGACTTTCGGACCGTACCAGCTGCCGCAGTCGCCGCACTTGACCTTGCTGGAAAAGATGCTGACCGAGCTCTTGCGGTTCCGGCCCTTTTTGCGGGTGGCCATCAGGGTCTGCACCATCTCGAAGGTCTCCGGATCGATAATGGCCTCGTGGTTGTCCTTGACATAGTACTGCGGGATTTCGCCCTCGTTGGCCTTTTTCTTCTTGGTCAGGAAGTCGACCGTGAAGGACTTTTGCAGCAGCGCATCGCCCTTGTACTTTTCGTTTGTGAGGATGCTCTTGATGTTGCTGGGATTCCAGTGGTCCTTGCCGCCGGGTGAAGGAATGCCTTCTTCGGTCAGCGTCCGGGCAATCTGGAACGGCGACTGACCTTGTAGGAACATCCCGTAGATGCGTTTGACCAGCTTGGCTTGCTCCGGGTTTACCACGAGATTGTGGTCCGGTCCCATGTCGTAGCCCAGAAACCGCTTGAATGGAACCGTGACCTTGCCGTCTGCAAACCGTTTCCGCTGGCCCCATGTGCAGTTCTCGGAAATGGATCTGGACTCTTCCTGTGCCAGTGAGGACATGATCGTGAGCAGCAGCTCGCCCTTGCCATCGAAGGTCCAGATGTTTTCTTTTTCAAAATAGCACTCCACGTTGTGTTCCTTCAGGGAGCGGATGGTGGTAAGGCTATCGACCGTGTTTCTGGCAAAACGGCTGACTGACTTCGTGATGATCAGGTCGATCTTCCCGGCGAGGGCGTCGGCCACCATGCTTTTGAAGCCCTCACGCTTTTTGGTGTTCGTCCCGGTGATGCCCTCGTCGGTATAGACACCGGCGAACTCCCAATCGTCCCGTCCTTGGATGTAGTTGGTGTAGTAATCGACCTGCGCCTCGTAGCTGGTCAGCTGTTCTTCGTTGTCTGTGCTGACACGAGCGTAGGCCGCCACACGTCGCTTCTTGGTGCTGTTGATCGGTGCCGCCGTGAAGCGTGACAGCGTCGCCGGTATCGTAGTTACGGATTTGGCCATTTCTTTTCGCTCCTTATTTTCTTGATTCTCTCACTCATTGCCTCCCTGCGCTCATCTGTCCAAGCGGCCTTCATGGATTCTCTGGCTTTTTCTCGCCGTTCCTCGGTCCAAGGGGTACCATGCCGCTTATCCAAGAACTCTCTGGATTCGGTGTGGCCGTCACGAAAATGGAATGTAACCGTATGGTCGAGGATCGTGGCGCTTTCAATCTGGGCGTCCATCGCAGCCTCGTCGAACTCGTCAAGACCGAGGACGTCGCTCACCAGCCGCTTCATAGTCTCGTCCCGGATACCGGGATTGTGGCACTGATCCTTTGGACCGGTGCAGTACCAAGACCGTGTCGGGGTACCGTCCTTGCGTTTTCCAGATTGACAGCGGTAATTGGCACCGCAGCAGCCGCACTTGATGAAGCCGGTGAACTCGTAGAATAGGTGCCTGTTGGGATTGGTGTCCTTGCGTTTGTGCCGTTCTCCCCAGAGCTTTCTGCGCTCGTCTGTCCACCAGTCGGTCTTGGCGGTAGATTGCCATTTGGTCGTGACCTCGTGGCCGTCGTAAAAGCGGAAGGTCAAGGTGTCGTCTCCGATGACGATGACCTCTTCGATCTGCTGGCTGAAAGCGTCCTCATCATATTCTACAAGGCCCAGCACCTCGGCAGTGGTGTTCTGGAGCATCTTCTCCGGTATGTTTTTTGAGGGGCAAGCCGACGCACCTTTCTGGCTTTTTGTCTGGCAGGTCCAGATGTAATAAACCTCACCGGCGGTGTTTCGCTTTCCGCTATGGCGATAGTGCTTGCCGCAGCAGCCGCATGTGATCTTGGTGGAGAAGGCTGAGAGCTTCAGCGACTTATTTCCGAAGGGGCCAAGGTCCCGTCTGCGTTTGAACTCGGCTTGTACCGCTTGCCATTCATCCATCGGGATGATGGCTTCATGGGTATCCTCGACGAAGTACTGTGGAAGCTCGCCGTAATTCTTTCTGCGGTGTTTCGTGATGGGGTCTTCGCAGTATTCCTTCTGGAAAAGCATGTTCCCGGTGTAGGTGATGTTTGTCAGGATGACCTTCACATTGGAGTCCACCCACGGTTTTCCTTGACGGGTATAAATGCCTCGGTCCATCAAGGCCCTGCCAATCTCAATCCGGGATGCGCCTTTCATGTACTCGGCATACATCCAGCGGATAATCTCTGCTTCCTCCGGTACGATGACCAGCTTGTCGTTCTGCCACTCATACCCGAAAATGCTGAACTTGCCGTTGGGAATGCCTTGCTTGAACCGCTTGATCGTACCCCATTTGACGTTTTCGGAAATGCTGCGGCTTTCTTCCTGTGCGAAGGAAGCGAGGATGGAAAGCATCAGCTCTCCGTCGCCGCTCAAGGAATTGATGTTTTCCTTCTCGAAGCGCACCTCAATGCCGAGGTCTTTCAGGTGCCGTACCGTGTTCAAAAGGTCCACGGTGTTCCTCGCAAAACGCTGGATTGACTTGGTGAGAATGATGTCGATGTTTCCGGCTTCACACTCAGCCAGCATGCGGTTGAACTCTTCACGCTTTTTGGTGCCGGTGCCGGAGATCCCGTAATCCGCAAAAACGCCAGCATATTCCCATTCGGGGTTCTTCTGAATCAGTGCGCTGTAATAGCTCACCTGTGCAGAAAGCGAGTGCTGCATCCGCTCGGATTCCATCGACACTCTGGCGTAGGCAGCGACTCGCATTCTTGTTTTCAGAACCGGCAGTTTTCGCTCGATTTTCTCTACTGTTTTCAATGAAATCCCTCCTTCCGGTAGTGTCTATATATCACTCTAAAAGGCCGGAATATCAAGCGTTTTCGGATAATAATGTACCCAAATATGGCCGGTATTTTTCGAGCAGAATTGTATCAATTTCAGCGTATTCCTCCTCGGTGATCAGGCCCTTTTCGAGCATGGATTTCGCCATTGAAATCGCTGCATGGTAGAGCATATCGTTGTGGAGCTCCTCCTTGCTCATCAGGCATCACCGCCTTTGAACCGGGCCGCAATATAACAGGCGTGGGAGCAGTACTTGCGCTTGGCGTTTCCGTAGGCCGTGAACTCCTTCCCGCACTCTGGGCAGGTAAAGGTATAAACGGCCTTCTGCTTCACAGCATCCGGGTGAGTGTTCCACCATGCCGTCCGGCATTCCGGGCAGCAGAACTTCTTCTGTTTCCGTCCGGGGATCTGGATCAGCGTCTTGCCGCAGTTCAGACAAAGCTGCGTGGGGACCTCTGCAAGGCTGTGACTCTCTGCCTTTTCTCCGGCGAGGCCGTGGGAGCGGCAGTAGGCTTTGACGCTGTCCTTTGATAATCCGACGCTGTTGGCAATCGCCGTATATCCGTAGCCCTGATGACGCAGGGCCGTTATCTTGTCTCTTTGCTCGTTGGTCATGAGATTGTCCTCCAGTCCGAGAGGGGTTCCTCTCACTACCCACTGGAGGGAAATGCTCATCTTGAACGAAAAAAAGATAAAAAAATAATGGCCCACCGCAGAATAATCCACGATGGGCCATAAGGTCAGGTTATCTCAAAAGTTCATTCACACGGGCTTGAACCGCATAGTAGTCATAACCGGCAGCGGTCAGACGATTCTTTCGGTCGGTACCGTTACCCCAGAGGCCACGGATGACTTCACGGGCAAGCACATCCACGGTTTTCGTGGGCTTGGCGTTCACCAGTTTGAGGTCGGCAGCGTTGACCGGGCTGCAGATGGCATTCTTTCCGTCCTCGCTTTTGTCAATCACAACACGGCTTCCGTTCACCTGAAGGACATACCAGTTCTTTGCCTTCACCCAAGCCGGGATGTTCTGGCCGCCGTAGTACTTCGTGCCGGTAATCTTGACGAGATCACCCTTCTTGAAGGAAGCGGAAGGCTGCGGGTCTGGCTGCGTCGGAACAGTCGGTGTCTGGCCATAGCCAGTGAAACCGTTCAGCTTGGCATTCTTGATGATAGTTGGATAGTCCTTGTAGGCGATATCAGTATCGACGTTGCCGTTGATGCCGCTTACTTTGCCGGTGGACGAGCTCTGCCACATACCGAAAGCTCCGGTATAGGTCGGAGCGGAAGCCCACTGTGCCAGCCAGTGATCAAAACGCTTCAGTTTGGAATCATCGAGGTAATTCTTGAGCCAGTTGAGGTTGCTGTACAAAGAGCAATAGAAACCGGCCTTTTCAATGGCGTCACCGAAAGCGATGACCATATCCGTCAGGACGGTCTTTCCGAGGCCCTGCTGGGTCTTATCCTCCAAGTCGAAAGCCACCGGATAGGTGAAGACGCCTTTATACTTCTGAAGAACCTTCACGACGTAAGCGGCTTCTTTCTTCGCTGCAGCCACGGAAGTGGCGTAGGAATAGAAATAGCAGCCGATGTTGATTCCGGCCTTGAGAGCGTTTGCCACGTTCTTCTCGAAGTATCCGTCGAGGCCGCAGGAATTGCCGTCAGCGGAGCCATAGCCGAGACGGATCATCGCAAACTTGATACCATCAGCCTTGACCTTGTTCCAGTCGATTTCTCCCTGCCACTTGGAAACATCAATGCCTTTGACGGTTGTGTCGGCAGGAGGTGTGGTCTGCTGGGTATAGGTGACATACGGCAGCTTTCCATGCTTTGTCCAGTTTCTGCGGTTGTACCCGGCAACGTTCCTGTTGCAAGCGGTGATCTGGACCTTGTTATCCCAGCGAGGGGTGCATTCAACAGCCAGACCGTCGCCTACATAGACACCGATATGACCTTCCATCCAAACGGCCTCACCGACTTCAATCTTGGAGAAATCGGTAGTCACGTTCTTGCAGACTTTGATCATGCTGTCGGCACCGATGTCCGGTACGCCGTTACAAGCATATCCGGCACCGCCGTAGATGGCGTTTTTGTCTCCTTTCCAGCCCCAGAGCACACCCTTGATAAGGCAAACGCAGTCAAAGCCGAAGGTGTCGGCAGAGGCTGCGTTGATCATGGCGGTTCTGGCAGGCTGGCGATTGTAGCTGTGATTCTGGGTGTAACGTTTCTTGTTGGCAGCTGTCATCGGTGCACCGAAGCAGCCCATCACATAGAGCGTTTTGTAGTTCTTTGCGATATCCTTGAGCTTATTCGCAAGTTCAATGTTCGTCATCATGATTTTCATCCTCCTTTTCTGCACGGTCGTGGAGCTGTTCGAGTACGGCTTTCAGCTTCGCAGGGATAGGAAGGCCAAGGTGGGCCGCATTCTCGATGAGGGATACACCCTCGTTTGAAATGTAGAAGAAAATGACGGCGGTACGGATTACGGAGCCGGTGCCGATAACCTGAGCGTCCAGAATGTGGCCGATGCCTACAAGGGCAAAGATCAACACCTTCTTGAAGATGCCCTTGAAGCCAACTGCCGAGGACAGTTTCTTATCGACAATGGCGCACATGATGCCGGTGATGTAGTCGATGACCACAAAGGCCAGAAGTGCATACAACAGCCCATCACATCCTCCCAAGAACCATCCGAGCCAACCGCCTACAGCGGCAAACGCAAGCTGAATGGTCGTCCAAAATTCCTTCATAGTGAAATCCTCCTTTGTGTTTTTAATAAAGCCATGACGGTTTCTTAGGTGCCGTCAGGGTATCCGTTACTTTGAGCCAGTCGGCATACCAGATCTGCAGCTCTGACTTCTGTTCATCGGAGAGCCGGTCATACCAGAGCTGGCCACGATTGATATAGGAAAAGCACTCTGTTTCTCGCCGCTTCCGCAGGTCGTCACAAAGTGCTTTTCGCTTGAGTTCTGTATTCTGTTGTTCGTCATATGCGAGCGTTCCGTCCCGAACCAGATAAGACTGGAAATGGGCCTCAAAATGCTCGATGTCCGGTGGGTCAGGGACTTCAATTCCTCCGACCAGCGTTCCAATCAGGGCGTAGGAAGAAACATATCCGTTTTCAATCAGTATCTGCATGTTGTGCCTCCTTAAGTCAAACCGAACACACGGCTGATCGTTCCACTGCCTGTGCTGATGGTCAGCGTTACCGTTGAGCCGGAATATTTCAGGTTAAAACAGCGATAATAGGATTCGTCAGTGATCTGATACTTTACGTCAGAGGTTGTGATCATCCCTTTCGGAACGACAATACCAGCTATAGCAGTCGCAGACCCCGGTTGTCCCAGAATCAGATAAGCATTGTAGTTTCCGTAGTTAAAAGTGATACTTCCACTTGAAAGCGATCCGTTATAAAGCGACGTGCAGGTTATGCCGAGATTGGTTCTTGCCGCTGCTGCAGTAGTCGCTCCCGTTCCACCATGTCCGATGGCAACGGTGCCAGTGACGTTAGTAGCTGTGCCGTTACAGTAGATGTTTGATCCGTCTGCATACACAATCCACTTACCGAGCTTATAAGAATAAACTCCGTGGTTCGTTCCCCCTGAGCCAACGCCCATATACACCGATACACCTGTGTCGCTTCTTGTGGCTCTGAAACATGCATCTTTGTTTGCGGTGCCATGCTCAATCAAAAATCCACCTGCATTGGCATAAGTAGATTTTACTTGTCCGGTTACAGTACCTCCGGCCAGAGGAAGCACGGCAAGATTGGTTCTTGCTGCAGCCGCCGTTGTTGCTCCTGTGCCGCCTTTAGAGATCGGAACCGCAGCAGAGAGCTTTGCAGGGGCCAGTGCGCCTGAAAGCGTCGTCGCAGTGAGTGTTCCTGATACCTTTGCATCACCCACAACATCGAGAGCTGCCGCAGGTGTCGGAGTGTTGATTCCGACCATCTTTTTTCTGAGTGCCACCAGAGGGGTGCCCTGCGGGATAACATAGTAAAGGTCAAGAGACGAGAGGCTGTTGAGCTGGTCCCTGATTTGGATATGCACATCCCATGATTGATCCGAAGCAAGGGTCCGAAGCTCCAGATTGGAATACGAGAACGAGGTCCCGCTCTGTGTTACCGCAGAGAGTATGCTCACATACGAGCTGTACGATGTTGCGCTGGTTGCTTTGTATCGGTATCGCACATATAAGAGCGAGTTTTTTTGTACGCTGTCCACGGTGATTGCGGAGATTGACCCATTGAAGACCAGCTGCATTTCGGCTTCGATGTCATTGGTGCGTCGGAGGGTCAGGGAGCTCACCTTGGGCTTGGCGTAAGCCAGAACTGTGATGTTCTTCGAGACGCTCGCTGTATAGCCACGACTATCCGTAACCGTCAGGACCACCGCTACGGTTCCGCTTTTGGAAACCACTCCAACGGTTAGAGCATCACCAGTTGTGTTGGACACTGAGACGCCGTTGCAGGTAGCCGTATAGTTTGTAATGGTGGCGTTATTTTTAGCTGTTGCCGTTCCGGGAGTGACAGTCAGCTTGGAGTAGCCTTGAATGAAAAGCTGATCGTTTCCCGTGATGGCAGTTGTCGTTGCGTAGCTGTCCGCAAAGGTGAATCCGGAAAGAGTAGGACCAGAGTTCGCTGCGGTAGTTGACACCGTTGCTGTCTTCGATGAGGTAGAGCCTATTTGCGTTGAGCCGCTGTAGGACGAAACTGCAAAGGTGCCTGTGAATGACTTGATCGTGGACATCGCCGTTAGAAGCGTGGTCCTCTGTGCCGCCGTGAGCGTAACCGTCCGGTCTGCTGTTCCTTTTGACCACGACAGGCCACTGATGGTGAGATACGCCGTTGAACCATTTTTGATGACCAGTGTATTCGTATAGCTGGCCTCATACACGGTCACATTAATTACCACCTTAACTGTGGCAGCATCAGCGGTAAGGGCGGTGACGCTGTTGACCACGGCACCTCCGAGCGTTTTTACCGTTGCAGCAGAGGATGTACCATAGACCTGATTGCTCTTTTTCCTCGCTCTGACCTTGATGTAGTAGGTCGTATTCGGAGAAAGCCCGGTGATGGCCTTGCTTGCCGAGGTTCCGGCTGTCGTGGAAAACTGCGTCCATGTGGAGCCGTTATCCGTACTGTACTGCCAGATATCCGCCGTTGCAGAAGAAGTCGCAGAAATCGTGACACCGCTGGCCGTAATGCTGGACGTTGAAAGTGATACCGTTGGTGCGGCACGATCAATGGTATCCAGCGTAATAGTCGTACTGGCAGTGATCGAGCTGATGGGCGTTCCACTGTAGGTACCGGAAAACCTCCAATATGCAGAAAGGGCGACACCGCTTTTGGTGCCGTCTGCATTGTGATTGACCCGGACGGTTTTTGTTTTCAGTAACTTGGTATGCTGCCCGGAGGAGTAATCGTTGATAGCCGGAGCTGTATACGTTTCCGAGGTGCCGTTGATGGAAATAGTCGAATCGGCACGGGAGCCGACCTCCAATGTGTAATATTTTAGGTAAACATTGAGCGTCACATCCGAGTAGTTTCCAGTGACGCTTTGTGTAGCCGACCATGTGCAATACAGGCCGAAGTTGTTTACTGGCAAGTTTTGAAAGCTGCCGCTTAGTGCCATATCGGTCGCCTCCTTTCTTAGTCGAGAATTACGATGTTCAGCCCTTCAGAGGCTGTCGACATCGGTACGAACTTTGTCTTGCCCACAGTGAGTTCACCGTCCACTGTGGTTTTCTTTGTCTGGGTTTCATCCTTGTTCAGGGTGAAAATGACCTCATCGTTGTAGTAACCGGCAAATTCGGTATTCGTGATAACCGTCCGCTGAGATGACGCCGCATTGGAAACAGCGATGCCGTGCTTATCGATTTTGACTTCGTTGGTGTAAATCTCATTCGGTGCCGGGGTCCAGTTGTGAACGGTGGGGCCTTCTACCATCATGATGTCTGAAACATACAGCGAAGCGATACGATTGTAGATGTAGAAAACGACCGTGCTGTCGGTAATGTCATCAATCACGAGGCTGAAATCCTGCCAGCCAAATGTAGTCGTCTGATTGAAGAAGTAGGCATATTTGTTTCCGTTGTACTGCACCCGGATATAGCTGGAATAGCTCGATCCCGTTTTCTTTGCCCGTAGCGAGAAGGCATAGGACTGCCCGGTGACAAGGCCTGTTACCGTCTGCTTAAGCGTCGATGACGCACCGAGCACGAAGCAGCTGTCAGATGTCGTATTATTCTGTGTGTCAGTGGAAGTATCGACCGTGACCGTTCCCGTTTTCACCCAATCATCGGAGATCCCGTTTAGACCTGCGGAGTTCTGGATAAAGTTCAGGCCGCCAGCATACTGATTTGTGACCTGAACCGTAAGCCCATCAATAGTCTGCTGTAGCTGTGACATCTGCGCTTGCATTTCCAGCACAGTCTGATGCTCGTTTCCGAGGTTGTCAGAAACCGTCTCGATTGTCTCTGTCATGGTCCCAACGTAGCTGTTTAGGCCATCGATAGTGCTTTGCAGTTCTGCGCTTTTCGTGGTGAGAATGGAAATAGTGGTGCGGAGGGTTTCAATGTCGTTCTGCACGACCCACTCCGCACCGTTCCATATTTTTGTCTCCGGAGGCGATGCCGAGGTGTCCACCCACAGCTGTCCAACATATGGATTCTCCGGAGCTGTTTCGGAAGCCACCACATCACAGATGTTTGTAATTGTGAATTGGCCTATCGCCTTCATGGATACACCTCCTCAGATATTCACCACGACCATAAAGGTTGCCTTGGTATCGACATCAGAGGTTGAAACGGAGAGCGTTTTTCCGGTCTTTGTGCCGTTTGTACCCCAAGCGGTGTCGATAGCTCCATTCTTGTCGTATTTGGTCCATGTGTACGAGCCACTTCCAGCAGCGTCTACTTCGACTCCGGCCTGATAACAAACCGCTGTCAGAACCGTAGTACCGACGCCGTTTTTAAAGACATCACCGCCGGTCGAGGAAACAATGACCTGCAGCGGATCGGAGTTGTCGATGAAAGTGCAGACGTCATAGAACTTGCTGTTGTAAGTGGCCGAGGCTGAATCGGTATCCTTGACACAGCAGCGGATTACCGCATAGCTTTCAACAGCTGCCGCATAGAGGGTCAGGGTGTTGGTGGTACAGCCAGAGTACATATTCGTGGTGTTGGTCAGCTTGCGCCAGCCGGTGCCAAAGTCAGCATCATAACCAGCGGAAGAAGACGAAGTAACCGAGGCGTCCATCATGGCCCACTTGTAGGTGACATTGGTGGTATCGACCGTCGATCCACGCCAGAGCTCGGCCTTCGCTGTCAAAGTGGCTACCTCCGCATTCTTGAACACATTACCCTTTGGAGTGGTAACAAGCAGATCGACAATGCCGCTGCCGTTGACCACACGAGAGAAGGAAATGGAAAGCGGATGCACGAGATCCAGACCGGTGCTGGGGTCTCTGTAGGTAATCTCGCACTTGAAATCTACACCGGGAAGACCGGCCATGATATTGGCCTTGACCGTCAAGATGTGGTTCTTCGTGCCGCTCAGCGCATAGTTGCCTCCAGTCGTGATAGCCGTGGTGGAAGTTCCCTGATACCAGTTGACAGACTGCACGTTTTCCGAGGTGATCTGGTCTGTAGTTGTGCCGATGATATAAAGGCTGGGCGTCAGCACCAGATTGGTCGAGGCCCAGTTTGGCGTATAGCTTGCGTTGTCCGGGTTGTACATCTGTGTCTTCGGGTGATTGGAGCCGATGTACCCGGTGAGGGTTAGAGCGTCATTGTAGTCAATAATCGTGAATTGACCTTGGGCTTTACTCATAAGAAAACCTCCTTAATCAGCCGAGTAAGCTGTTTCTTGTTGTGGTGTCAATGAGATCGCAGAAGAAGGTCGCACGAACATTGACATCGTCCCTTGTGATATTGATAGATTTGGTCCCGCCGAAATGGGCGTCGTTCCACGTTTGATCCGCTACCGGATCATCCGATACCCTTGTCCAGATAAACTGGTTGGGATCGAGGCTGTCAGTTACATTCGTATCCCATGAAAAGACGACAGCAGAAAGCGTGGTCTGGATATTGTTGTTCTTGAAGATATTCCCGTTGGAAGACGTTATCACCAGCCGGTACATCTTCTGTTCCTCGATCTCGGTGATCCGTTCGTTTGTCTCGATGACGGATTCCGTTGTAGCATAGGCACGAAGAACGACCTCACCAGTCTCCAGATCCCAATAAGAGGACCCGTCCTGCGAGGAAAGCACTCCAGCTTTGATGATGTTAGCGGCCAGCGTTCCGGCGGTGATGAAGTCAGCGACAATCTGCCCGTCGGAGGTGATTGCCGTTTCAAAGGGACCGTTGTAGCCGTTATGGGAAAAACCGAGGCCGCCAACATTCCATCGCCAGATATTCACGGCAGAAGCGATATCCGGAGCGTCCATTACCAGAAGCTCATAGGGCTGACCGTTTTCGGAGTCCGTGTGGATCACCACATAGCCGCCAGTCTGCCCGGTGATAAGACTCGTCGCTCCCTGAATGGCAGCGGTCATCAAAGCTGGGAATCTGTCTACCTTTGCGGAGACAGCCTGAGCAGCGGCTTCGGCAGCAGAAACCGAATTGATCAGGTTGGCCTTGGAGTTTCCGAGAGTGATGGATACGTACTTTTCGGAGAGCGTATCGTAAACGGTCTTGATCACCTTTGCCTTGGATGTAATGCCAAGAGCAGAGTGCCGAATCGTCACCGTGTCACACAAGGATACCCGCTCCAGCACGGCAGCATATTCCGCCTGCTTCCACAGAGGCTCAAAGGCCACTGTGAGCGTTGGCGCAGTGATGCCGAGCGGATTTCTGGCAAGATAGCTTGTGGCCCTTGCCCGAAGAGCGTCCTCAGTGATGGTGTCTCCGAACTCAAAATATTCCGTGAAGTCCTTGATTAGTGTCTTTCGCCGCACGATCTCGGAGCCAGTGATAGGCAATAGAACTTCCGGCAGCGTGACCACGGTTTCTGTCCCGTCCTCGGCTGTCTGGACCGCATACGGGAGCATGTCCGTGTAGACATCAGTGTTGTCGCTGTCGTGCTCCAGCTGGGTGAGATTCTTTCCGTACTCAATGACAACACCGGTATTATGGCCACGACCCTGATGATGGATAACTCTCCAGTTGTCCCATTCATATTCACCGCCCCACAGGTCCAAAAAGGAACCTGCCACACCGCCGAGGCAAGCTCTGACGCTCTGCGGCTTGGAAACCGAGAACGGCTTCGCTTCGGAATAATCGGTCTGGCAGGTGAAGTTATGAGGCGTAGCCGTTTCACGGAACACCCGCTCCATCGCCAGCGTTGGTGAGATGCTGCTTGCTTCCCACCGCAGGGCTGCGATGTTCGAGAGGTCATATGAAAGGTGCTGTGCATAAACCGTCACGACGCCATTCAGCGGTGTGGTGATCCGGTAAATGCGAAAGGCCTGATCCTTGGCAGTATCGTTGGGCTTAGCCTTGATGAGACGCTCATTTGCCAGAAGCTCATAGTTATTGCCGGACGTCGGGTATTTCATCACCAGCTCAAAGGCACCGTTTCGCTCCTCGGTAACCTCGCAGGAGATAGCATCTGCCAGCGCACCGAGGCCGAAGGTCGAGAACTCTGCTTCGTTTGCTCTGTATAGTACCGGAATCATAGCGTCACCCACCTTGGAATAATAGTGACCGAGGTGATGCCGCCACTAAAAACGATGTCGTTATAGCCGGGATACAGAATCGGAAAGCCGCTGCCGGAAACACGGTCGTTTCTCGGTTCAGCGGCCTTATAGAAGTTCATCTGCTCACTGTCGATCTCGATGTAACCGCCGATATCTGTGAAGTCCCACGGAGACTGCCTCAGAGAAGAATTGACCGACAGCCTTCCGGTACCGCTTCCTGATACCTTGATGTAGGGCTTGGCCTGAAAGACTGTCGGGTTTTTCAACGTATAGGGAGACTCGGTAATCGTGATAGCTTCTTGGCCTTCGTCCAGATACCGGAACGGCAGACAGGAAAAGCTGATCGTAAAGACGCCGATCTTGTTCAGCTGGTCCTCAATATCGAGCTGGGTGTTGATGGCCGCCTTCCGAAAGCCGGTGGTGTCATAGCTGTCCCTAAGCTCGTGATAGCGGTCCGGCTCATAGAAAAGCCATGCCTTTACTGCAGCGATCTTCTCGGCCAGTTGTTCCTTTGTCTTTGCCGGAAGGAACACCGAGTAAGTAATCTGGACATTCGGGAACCGACCATTCGGAAGGATCAGGTCACCATCCCGTCCGGGGATCGACTGAAACTTCGATTCATACTTCGGAGAGGAAAACACATTCTTGCTTTCGATACGAAGGCCCATATCCAAAGAGCTGATGCCGTTGTATTCAAAATAATTCATGCGAAAACCACTCCTTTCCGTTTTGCGAACTGACCGGCGGTGACCATGATCTCATTGGTCAGTTGCTCGATATCGTCACTTGAATAGTTGTTAAAGGTTGCAATGTTGAGCTGCAGGGAGAAACCGGAGGTCCGACCCACGCCGTCAGCAGCAGATGCAATCGCACCGCCCACGCTTCCATCAATGTCGAAATTTGTCGGAAGCGCAGTGCTCATGTCTTTGGCAAGACCTTGCATGACATCATCGATGTCCTCGCTCATGGCTTCTGCAGCCTTAACCGCCTCGTCGCCGTTATCCTCGATGGAACCGGACAGACCCTTGACCAACATCTGGCCGACCCACGCCATTTCTTTAGACGGCGAGTGGATTCCGAAGAAGTCCAGAATGCCGTTCCAGATGGAGGAAATCCAGCCGGATACCTTGTCCCAGAGCCAAGAGGCCAGCTGCTGGATACCTTGCCAGAGGCCTTTGACGATATTGCCGCCGATCTCGACAATCTTGCCCATCAGGGAGCCGAAGGCAGAAACAATACCAGAAACAATCTGCGGCACCGCTTTACAGATTTCCACGATGATGGTCGGCAGGTTCTGTATCAAAGCCACGAACAGCTGAACACCGGCCATGATGATCTTGTCGATGTTCCCAATCAGGGCGTTCACAATCCCGGAGATTATTTGCGGGATCGCCTGAACGATGGTCGTTATTATCTGCGGCAGGGCCTGAATCAGTGAAATCAGGAGCTGAATACCGGCCTGAATAATCTGAGGGATGGCGTTTAGGACAGCGTTGATGATGTTATCGATGATTTTCGGGATGGCTGCCACAATTGCTGTGATAATCTCCGGAAGGGCCTCCACCAGAGAAGTAAGCAGCTGGATACCGGTGTCGATGATCTGCGGAATGGCGTCCAAGAAGAAAGTCACAATGCTATCAATGACTTCTGGGAGTGCCTCAATCAGGACAGGAATTGCATCCAAAATACCCTGAGCAAGTCCCTCAATGAGAGCCAAAGCCGCCTCAAGGAGCATAGGCAGGTTGTCTATGAGGCCCTGCACAATGGTGACAATTGCTTCTACAGCAGCCGGAATCAGTACCGGCAAAGCCTCGCTGATACCCTGAACCAGCGAAGTAATGATTTGCATCGCTGCCTCTATTAAAAGAGGCAGGTTCTCAATGATCGTGTTTACGATTGTCATCACGGCTTCAAAAACAACAGGGATCAGCTGTGGAAGCAACGTAATGATGGTGTTCAGGACCTGAGCGAACAGGTTAGTTACCGTTTCAAGCAGTGTCGGCAACAGGCCAAGAACAGCCTCAATCAGCGAATTCAGGACCGTCGGAAGTGCAGCCACAATGTTTTCAATGACCGGAGTGATGTTTTCTATAACGGACTGGAAAGCATCAACCACGTTCTCACAGAGCATCTGCATATCCGCATCAGCGTCTCCAAAGCCGACAACAAGATTCTTTACTGCCGCCTGAAGAGAGTTGATCGAGCCGGAAATGGTGTGCTCAGCTTCCTTTGCCGTGGTGCCGGTGATATCCATGCTTGTCTGTATCACATGGATTGCCTCGACAACATCTGCATAGGAGGAAATATCATAGTGGATGCCGGAGATGGCCTCTGCGTCAGCAAGGAGGCGTTCCATCTCTGTCTTGGTGCCGCCGTAGCCGAGCTTCAGGTTGTCCAGCATCGTATAGTTCTGCTTGGCAAATCCTTGATAAGCTGCCTGAAGCGTGGACATATCTGAGCCCATTTTGTTGGCGTTATCGGACATGTCTGTAATGGCCATATCTGCATACTTGACGGCCTTTTCCGTGTCGCCGCCAAGGGAAGCGATCAGACTCGCAGAAAAGCTCGTGACCGTCTCCATGTATTCGTTTGCAGAAAGACCGGCAGTCTTGTAGGCATTTGCAGCATAAGTCTGCATTGCCTGAGACGAATCCTTGAAAAGGGTGTCAATACCACCTACAAGCTGCTCATAATCTGCATAGGCAGAGATTACCTCTTTGCCGAGCTTGACGGCAGCGGCACCGGCAGCAACAACGACGGCTCCCATTGCCACACCGACTGTTTTCAGTACCTTACCGAGGCCTTCAAACTTACTCTCGGATTTTTCTGCCGCCTCGCCGGATTCCTCGATTTCTTCGCCCATGTCGTCGGCACTGTCAGCTGTGGAATCAAGCTCCCGCTCCATATCATTCAGAGCGGCCTCGGCATTGTTTAGCTGGATCTGCCAGTTCTGTGTTCTTCGGTCGTTTTCTCCGAAAGATTCAGCTGCGTTCTGTAGGGCCTGACGGAGAAGCTCGATTTTCTGCTTCTGGGCGTCGATCTCCTTATTCAGGACCTCGTTCCGAGCAGAGAGGGCTCTGACGGAAGAATCGTTTTTATCAAACTGTGAGGTAACGAGCTTCATTTCCGAGCCGAGAACCTTGAAGGAGGAGTTGATGTCAGCAAGGGCCTTTTTAAATTCCTTCTCGCCCTCAAGACCGATCTTTAGACCGAAATTGTCTGCCATACGAACTGCCTCCTTTCCTTAGATTCCGTCCGGGATGATGTCGTCGATGAAGTGTTCCCGTTTCGGTGTTGCCAGACCGTTATACTGTTTGTGGCACTCCCACAGATCAAGGAGCAAGCCAAACGGCATCGTCCAGACCTCCTCCTGCGTCAGGTGAAGATGGGCGATGCCGTAATAAAGAAGTCGAGTAAATAACTCTTCGTCACTTACTCGACCACTGCGTTTTTTGGATCGTTCTCACTTTCGATGTTGCGCTTGGTGCCTTTGTACAGGGCCTCCGTGATTGCCGTCTTGTATTCGGCCAGATCGGAAGGCACCGTCAGAAGCTCCACTTCCTCTGCTGTGAGCAGGTCCTTGGGCTTATCTTTGTGTTTCAGGTTGTAGATGAGAATGCTCTGATTGGCCAGAAGCGAGATGAGCCAGACGATCTCGTCAATAGCCATCTCAAAGTTTTCGCTCTTCATGAGCTTATCTCCAAGGTTCTCCAGACCGCCATAGCGACCGGCGATTTCCTTAGTTGCTCTGGTGGTGAGGACCAGTTCATAGTCCACACCGCCGATGCTGATAACTGCACTGCGTTCTGTATCCATACTGGGCCCTCCTTACATTGTTTCGTTTCCGCTGGGAAGATGGATCGTGGAAAGATTCAAATCACCGGACGGTTCATATACCTCGTTGTACCAATTGTCGATGACTGTCTGGTCGACGCCTTCCGTGCCTTCAGTGACCTCTGCTTTCCACGGATGCTTGCCAAATGCGTCCAGTTTGTTCCGGCGCATGATCGTGCCCTCGATGGTAGGCGTGGAGAAGGTGATGCTGTCGCCCTTGGTGGCGAGGTTGGTGGCAGGAATGCCGAACTTCACACGGTACAGCCAGTAATACCTGTATTTGCCATTAGATTTCTTCGCACGGAAGCCCACGGCCACAGGATCGCCGCCGTCCTCGGAAGCAGAAATGACGACGCCGTTTGTATCGATGGTGGAGCCGGTGAGATCACTGGCCACCGGTGCGCCGATATCGTCCACACCGAGGGAAAGCGTACCGGATTTGAACTCCTTCACGACTTCCGCTGCGCCGTCATCCGCATAAAGGGTGGCTTCGTTCAGCTCGACCGAGAGGTCAGCCGTCATAGCCTTTGCCAAGACCTGCGGAGTGGCATAGGTTTCATTCCCGTTGTCATCCTCGGTGATCTTGGAGTAGAAAAGTTTATCAAGACCGATTGTTGCCATTGGTCATACCTCCATTTCATAATATTTGGCCACATCCACGGTGTAGTGGTGGTAGCCGGTTTCGGTTTCATATCCGTTGTAAAGCCTGCCGGTGATCGTAAAGTCATCACGCAGCAGGAGCCGGATCAGCTTTTTCTTGGCAGCTGTATAACTGCCGGTTGTAAACAGGGACACCCTCGCTTCCTGCACATCGATGCCGGGTGCGTTATCCGCATGAAGGTCAAAGGTATCGGAAAGAGGAATGATAACGAGATACTGTTCCGGGGCCTTGTCCGAGAAGATGCCTGTTTCCACGGGGATATCTAACTCGGCAAGGGTTGTCTGTAAATCTTCAAGCAGACTCATCTGTTTTGTACCTCCTCCTCAAGTTTTCGCTTCATCGCCTCGATTGCGGCTGACTTGGACGCCGATTTCGCCGGTTTCAAGAACGGTTTTGCCGGTTGTCCGTGTCGACCGTATTCGAGAATGTTGGCGATCTTGGCATTGCTGTCACCGTCTCGACGAGGCTCCGCAAAGCCAACCTTCACGTTGTGATTGCCTTGCCGGTCGAGCTTTACGCCGGAGGTTCCCAGAGCGGACAGAAGCTGACCTGTAGAGCGGGACTCGACCTTTGTGCCTCTTCCGATAACACCGGCGAGATTGGATCGGACCCGTGCTTCGACAACTTCGGCTCCGGCATTGAGCACTCTTTCAGCCATGCCGTCTTCGTCGGATGCGAGGTGGGCCAGCTTTTCCAGAAAGTCATCCGGCATTTTGATATCCACTTTAGCCATTGGTAGCCACCACCTTTTTTGCAAGGACCTCGGTGTACATACCACGGCCCTTGATGTCCTCGACGGAAATAATGTTGAACCGTTCATCGTTGCAAAGAATGAAGTGGTCCGTGGTGATCTTCAGGTCCGGTATTGTGCGGAAGCGGAACAGATCCGTCGCCTCGGAAAAAGCAGCGAGGTTTGCCCACCGCTCGGAGCCGTGCCGACCTTCCCGATAGACACGGATAAAAGCGAGGACTGTTTCCCGCTTGGAGGAAAAGCCCTCGCTATCCTTGACGTTTCGGATTTCCGTTATTTCCGCAAAGGTGTTCATCTTTCCAAAGCTCATGTCACACCTTCCAATCCCGGTCGAGCCGCAGAAGAAGATTGACCGTATTCCAAACCTGCTGACCGGCTTGTACATTATCGGCAAAGAAACCGCCGGTCGAGCCATCCCTTGATTCATAGAAATGGCTCGCCAACATAATCACTGCCTGTTCCGTAGTCGGCGGCATAGGATGCTCGGAATAGTAACCTTCGCTAATGTGCTGATAGCTTTCGGCATAAGAAACGGCAGCGGTGATAAAGCTCGAAAGCAAATCATCGTCTGCCGAATGGGAAAGAATCAGATTCTGTTTTACCTTGGTGAGTAAATCATTCATCACCGCTGCCTCCTTTCGTTAAGATCCGGATTTCATCTGGAGCAGTTTGATGGCTTCAGGAAGTACCAGCTTGCCATCGACACGCTCTTTGGCCACGAAGCCGATCATGCCGTTACCGGCAAAGAGCTCCTTGAGCTCTGCAAAGGAACGGGTGCCACGGTCACCGATGTTGTAGTAGCTGAAATCACCGAATGCGACAGCGGTGCCGCCAGCAGTAGGAACCGGGAAATACGGAGAGGTGTAGATCTTATAGCCCAGCACACGATCCGGTTCACCGGCCTGCAGCGAAGGCTGCCAGAGATACTGGCCGTTGTTATCCTTCAGCTTGCGAAGTTCAGCAACACAGACATCGTTTGCGAGGAATACCGCATTCTTGCGGTAAGGACGCTTCAGAGAGTACACAAGGTTGATAATCTCATCGGCGGTAACCTTGGTGCTGGAAGCGGAAGTTACGCCAACCTGTGCGCCACCGGTTTCTGCAAGAATACCAAGAGGCTGGCCGACGCCGGTGCCGTTGATGAAGGCATCTTCCTCGGCATTGGACAGAGCCTTGCCGAACTGCGTAAGGATGTAGTTCTCAAGGTTGAAGGCGTTGTCGTACAGGAGCTCTTCGGTTACCTTGATCGCCACATGGAGCTTGTGAGCGTCGAGGATAATCTGGTCGAAGGTAGCGTCACCGAAGGTCAGCGTACCGCCTTCCTCGATCCACGCCGCAGCAGGTTTGGTGGCTGCGATGTTGATCTTGTGCTCACCGCTGGTGGTGATGTTAGTGCCGAGGGTACGCATGACATTCTCCTCGGTCAGGATGTCGATCAGGCGTTTGTCGTACTCGTCAGGAACGAGGTAACCGCCCTGCGGGTCAATACCCTCCTGAAGCACGTTGCTGATCTGACGGAAGTTGGTTCTCATGGCCTGAAGCAGGGCTTTCTTGTACTCATCGGAAGCACGACCGGTTTTGGCGGCCTTGTCTCCATCGGCCTTCATGGGTTTACCGGTGAGGGGCTTGGACGTGGGCTTGCTGAGTTCCGCTTCGATTTCCTCACGACGCTCCATGCGGTGGATGCTGTCGGTGAGCTGTGCGACCTCGGCTTCCATATCTTTGTAGGTCTTGTCGTCTTCGGCAGAAAGGGTGCCTTTGTCGGTGGTGTGGGTGTCAAGGAAGGTGTCCATCATACCCACGAGCTTGTTGCGCTTTTCACGCATCTCAGTAATAGTCATCGTAAATTACCTCCATTAAATGAATTTCTTGATGGTGTTCAGCTGCTCCTTGAGCTCTGTCACGGAGCGACCTTGGGGTTTATCCGGCTGGGCCGGTCTTGCATTGATCCTGCATTTTTCCGCAATCTTTCCCATCAGGGAGTTCATTACGGCTGTCTCCGAGAACATCACGGGGACCGCAGGCTGGGAGTCATCATCGGACACCTCCTCACGGGAGAGCACATCGTCTATGAAGCCAAGCTCCATAGCCTTGTTTGCGTTCATCCATGTTTCGGCATCCATCAGATGGGAGATCTTCGCACGGGAGAGACCGGTCTTGATTTCGTAGGCGTTCATAATGCTTTCTTTGACTTCGGAGAGCATCTCGATTGCCTTTTCCATCTCGGCCTTGTCGCCCATAGCGATGGTCATGGGGTTGTGGATCATCATCATGGACACAGGCGACATCAGCACTTTGGTACCGGCCATAGCAATGACGGACGCCGCTGACGCTGCAATGCCGTCGATTTTCACAGTTACGTCACCCTTGTAATCGATCAGCATGTTGTAGATCTGCGCTGCGGCCACACAGTCGCCACCCGGCGAATTGATCCAAACGGTGATATCGCCGCTGCCGGAGTTTAGTTCCTCCTTGAAAAGCTGCGGTGTGACGTCATCGTCAAACCAGCTTTCCTCTGCGATTGTCCCGTTTAGGTACAGGGTCCTCTGTGCCGGAGTCGTCTCCGTCTGCGCCTGATTCTTCCACTTCCAGAACTTCTTCATCGGTGTTTTCCTCCTTTCCGTCATCGTTCTGTGTATTCGCAAATGCTCCAGCCTGTTGAAGCGGGAGCATGTTGCCGTTGATAAGGTAGAGATCGCCGCCAGCCTCGGCGGGAATACGGTCGAGGTTTTCCAACTCACGGATGTCGTTTGCACTCATCCAGCCGTTCTGCCTTGCAGTGGCATAACCGTTCATGCGGCTTTGGTAATCTCCACGGAGCAGACCCTCCAAGTTGAACTTCACGAAATACGACTTCTTTTCTTCCGGGGTGAGTAGCGTCCGCATGATGGATTGCTCCCAGCGGATCACCCACGGGTCAAGGGTGTATTTCACGAACTCTAAGGATTGCTGCTCAATATTAGAAAAGCTCGACTTTTCGAGGTCACCGACCATGTGCGGTGGTACCCTGAAAATTCGAGCGATTTCATTTATTTGGAACTTTCGTGTCTCAAGGAACTGTGCTTGTTCCGGGGAGATGGAGATAGGCGTATATTTCATGCCTTCCTCCAGCACGGCGATCTTGCCGCTGTTCTGGGAGCCTCCGAACTGAGATTGCCATGCCTCTCGGACACGCTGCGGGTCCTTAATGGTTCCGGGGTGTTCCAGTACACCGGAAGGGGCTGCGCCATTGGCGAAGAACTTAGCTCCGTATTCCTCAGTAGCGATGGCAAGGCCGATGGCGTTTTTGGCCATTGCAATCGGACTGTATCCGACAAGGCCATCAAAGCCGAGACCGGGAATGTGGAGCACATCGGTGGGCTTCAGAATAACTGTTTCACTCTTGCCGCCGACCTCATCAATGGATCGGAGGTACTGATAGTAGAGCTGGCCATTCTCGTCCCGATCCACACTCATCTTGTTGGGCATCAAGGGATATAATGCCATGACCTCGCCCTTACTGTTCCTGATGATTTGAGCATAGGCATTGCCCCAGAGAAGCAGGTGCGTCATGAGTGTTTCCCGGAAGACGAAGGAACTCATCTCTGGATTCGGCTCATCATGCAGAATCAGGTAAAGTGAATGGTCGATAGCTTTTTCCTTGCCGCCGTCGCTGTTGTATCGGTAAACATGAAGCGGGAGCCCTGCGATAGCTTCGGCCAGAATACGGACGCAGGAGTAAACCGCAGTCATCTGCATGGCACTGCGTTCCGTTACTGTTTTGCCAGAGGTGCTGCCGCCCATGTAAAAGGTGTAACGAGAGCCAACTGTGCTGTCGGTGGGCTTGTCTCTGGATTTGAATAGTCCACTGAAAATACCCATATCACATCACCGTCCTTTCATAAAAATAAAAGACCACGAGTGTCGTAGACGCTCTCGGTCGTATCGTTGCCGCACCGGATGGCACGGTCTAAGGCCATGACAGTTGCCACGGCACCGTCGATTTTCTCAGTTGACTTTTCCTTGTCCGGTTTGATGTTACCGGCAGGATCGGTCCGCACATAGATGTTGTCCATCATCCAGCGGAGCACCGGGTGGCCGCCGTGGGCGATGCGTTCCTCCAAGACCAGCTTCATCAGCTCTTTGGTCGGAGGGCTCATATCCTTAAAGCCCTGCCCGAAGGGGACGACCGTAAAGCCCATGCCCTCAAGGTTCTGGACCATCTGCACGGCTCCCCAGCGGTCAAAGGCGATCTCACGGATGTTGAACCGCTCGCCAAGCCGCTCGATGAACTTTTCGATATAACCGTAATGGACCACGTTGCCCTCAGTAGTCTGCAGGAAACCTTGTCGTTCCCACACATCGTAAGGAACATGATCCCGGTTGACCCTTTGGTTGATGTTTTCTTCCGGTATCCAGAAGTACGGCAGGATCACGAATCTGTCGTCCTCATCGAGCGGAGGAAAGACCAGCACGAAGGCGGTAATATCTGTGGTGGACGAGAGGTCCAAACCACCGTAGCAGACCCGGCCTTCGAGGTCGTCTTCGTTTGTAGCAAAAGCGCAGCGGTCCCATTTCTCCATAGGCATCCAGCGCACGGCCTGTTTGACCCACTGGTTAAGCCTTAGCTGCCGGAAGGAGTTCTCCTCGGCAGGGTTCTGCTTTGCGGACTCACAGGCGGCCTTTACCTTGTCGATACCGACCGTGATGCCGAGCGAGGGATTCGCTTTCTTCCAGACCTTCGGGTCCGTCCAGTCGTCGTTTTCATCGGCACCGTAGATGACCGGGTAAAAGGTCGGGTCAATCTTGCGGCCCTCGATGATGTCTTTTGCTTTCTGGTGCGTTTCATAGCAGATGGATTTGGTGTCCGTCCCGGCTGTGGTTATAAGGAAGTAAAGCGGTTGCATACGAGCATCGCCGGAGCCCTTGGTCATAACATCAAAGAGCTTCCGGTTGGGCTGGGTGTGTAGCTCATCGAACACCACGCCGTGAATGTTGAAGCCGTGTTTCGAGTAGGCCTCTGCCGACAGCACCTGATAGAAGCTGTTTGTCGGCAGGTACACGATCCGCTTTGTGGCCGTCAGGATTTTGACCCTGCGGTTGAGGGCCGGACACATTCGGACCATATCGGCTGCGACTTCAAAAACAATCGAGGCTTGCTGTCTGTCCGAAGCGCAGCCGTAGACCTCCGCACGTTCCTCACCGTCGCCGCATGTGAGCAGGAGTGCAACCGCAGCCGCAAGCTCCGATTTGCCCATCTTCTTGGGAATCTCAATGTAGGCGGTGTTGAACTGCCGGTATCCGTTGGGCTTGATGATGCCGAAGATATCCCGGATGATCTGCTCTTGCCAGTCGATCAGCGTGAAGGGTTTCCCGGCCCACGTGCCTTTGGTGTGACAGAGGCACTCAATGAACGAGACAGCGTAGTCAGCCTTGGTCTTGTCATAGACGGAGTCCTTCGCTTTGAACTTCGTCGGTGTGTATTTTTTCATTCGCCTCAAGTGTTATCACCTCCAAAAAGACATAAAAAATAGCCGCCTGAAGCGACCGCCATAACGAGGAACAGAGCCGAGCGGCTCATGTCCCAAGGGTATTTACTTTACCGGGGTTTAGAAGTTTTCGGTATGTACCAATATTTCGTAGGCCAATCGAGTGTCTTCGTCGACCGGCTGAACATCCCAGCCTCTGTCGTAGTTGCAAACGATCTCGCCATTGCGCTTAAGCATCAGCTTGGAAATCCTGCCGCCGTCGATTCCGAACTCGGAGCCTTCGTCGTACTGCTTGAACCAGTAATGGAAGATGCTGCCGTGGACCCGTAGGCTGCCTTCGTGCCAGAGGCGTTTTTCCTCGTTTGCGGGGACCGGGTTGACTTTGATCTTAAAAAGGAAGTCGCCGGTGTTGGACACGCAGAAGTCTTCGACTATGCAGTTGCTGAAACGGTCCGGAATGTCTCGCATGCTGCCTTCAAAGAAGGTGGTATCGAGCTGGCGATTTGTCAGCGTCACCGTGGCATTGCGGCTGATCAGATCGTAGAACTTTTCCAGTCTAATCATTGTCGGTCCCTCCTTAATACTTCGTAGCCTTGTGGCTGTCGAGGTTCTTGAAGAAGGCGTCAACCTCTGCGAGGCTGGAAAGGACGTCTTCGTAGGCTCCGAGGCCGCTCTTCTTGATGATCCTGTAGTAGCCCTGACGGTTCTTCAGAACTCCGAGACCGTTTGCTTCGGCAATCTTGGTAGCCGTGCGGGTGAGCTTCCCAAGGCTCTGGATCTCGTGGTCTTCGCCTTTTTCAAAGGCTGTCTTGCAGTTGGTGTGGTCGATGTAACGCATCGTGGTTTCCTCCGTTTGTGTGTATTTCCTTTCGGTAGTGTATATATCACTCTAAACGCCTGTAATAGCAAGTCATTTCTGCAATATAAACCGAAGTATTCTACACAAATATTCGGGCTTGGAATTGTGTACTTTATGCCTCTCCGTAGAGGATGAAATGCACATATTCCTTGCGATGCTCCTCAATGAAGACCACCAGCTCATAGAAGTCTCGCTCGTAGGCCAGCCGCTGCACCATGTTTGTATCAAACATATTCGTCAAGCCGGTGTCCCGGATGGCGAGGATCTGCTTTTTGATCGTCTCAGTCATCGTCGCTCACCACCCTGCAAAGGTCTGCGCCGTATGCGACTGACAGGCCGGAGCCGTTGTCCCATGCGACCATGATGGAACCGATGTCGTCCACGCCGAGGACCGTTCCTTTCGTCCCGATGGGAGGAGCCTGAACATCGTCCATCTGCAGGAGCTCCACCCGTGTACCGGGCTTGTACCGGCGACGTAAGCCCTCAAGGGCCGCTTTTGAAATCACTCGCATGATTCCACCTCCGTTTTCTTTGCGCCGCTCTTGAAGGCCGAGGAGCCGGAGAGGTTGCGGAGCAGGATTTTACGTTCAGTCTTGTAGTCGTCACCGATGAAGCCCAGCCTCAAAAGGAAGCAGCGGAATGCGTACTTGTCGTTGTCGACCGGCTTTTCCTTGGCGGTGATCCGCTTCTGGTTTAGTGCCATCTCACACAAGGCTGCGATGAAATGCGAGTAGGCTTTGATCTCTTCGGGAGAGGGCAGCTCCTTGAACCACGGGAAGGCGATGCGATCTTCCTTAAGTTCAATGCGGATGTCCTCGACGCCAAGGGCCTTCTTGATCAGTTCTCCTTTGGCATCCAGCAGCTTGGTGAGGTTTCCAACCGAGACCTTTTCGAGCGGGATCTCAATCGTCAGGCCAGTTTCTTCGGCTTCGGCCTCGTCTTTGACCGGGTTGAATCCGGCTGCAGCAAGGGCGATGATGACCGCCTCAATGGTGTCCTGATTCGTGCGCTCGTCCCAGACCATCGTGCCGTCTTTCTCAACGGTGATGTTGCTGATGACGAAGGCGCAGGTGGGCATGAATTTGTAGACGGCCTTCATGCCGACCACCTTGGAGATGATGCCGACCAGTTCTTTGCGGTCCTGCCCGGTGACGTTGTAGTGTAGTGCTTTCATGGGGTTACCTCCTTGTTTTTGGTACTGTATATATCACTCTGAAGCCACAGAATAGCAAGTCATTTCAGCGAAATATATGTACCGATTATCGTAGAAAGACAGGAGCCTCAATTGTCTACATTAGCTACTTCGTCGAAGCGGAAAGTCACACCGTCACGCTGCACCGTCACACCGTCCGAGGAGCCGACCTGTTCGATGTATCGCTTTACGATGACATCGCAGAACTTCTCGTCCAGCTCCACGGTATAGCAGATGCGATCCGACTGCTCACAGGCAATCAGGGTGCTGCCGGAGCCGCCGAAGGGGTCCAGCACCACAGCGTTGCTCATGGAGGAGTTCATGATCGGGTACGCCAGAAGTGCAATCGGCTTCATGGTCGGGTGGTCGCCGTTCTTCTTAGGCTTGTCGAACTCCCAGATGGTGGTTTCCTTGCGGCCCGTGTACCACTGGTGCTTACCGTTTTTCTTCCAGCCATAAAGCACCGGCTCGTGCTGCCACTGGTACGGAGAGCGTCCGAGCACCAGAGACTGCTTTTTCCAGATGCAGCAGCCGGAAAGGTAGAAACCTGCATCGGTAAAAGCCCTGCGGAAGTTTAGCCCTTCGGTGTCCGCATGGAACACATAGATGGAAGCATCACCGGTCATGACAGCTTCCATATTGGTGAAGGCGTCAAGCAGGAACTGATAGAAGGCGTCGTTTGCCATGTTATCGTTTTTGATCTTTCCGGCAGAGCCTTCATAGTTCACGTTGTACGGCGGGTCCGTGATCACGAGGTTGGCTTTGACGTCGCCCATCAGAGTGTCGTAGGTTTCCTTCTTCGTGGAATCGCCGCAGACCAGACGGTGCCGACCGAGCGTCCAGATGTCGCCAGCCTTGGTGAAGGTGGGCTTTTTCAGCTCCTCATCCACATCGAAATCATCGTCGTGAATGCCGTCCTTCAGGCTGTCCTTGAAAAGGTCGTCGATCTCGGCAGGGTCAAAACCGGTGAGGGAAACATCAAAGTCCTCGCCCTGCAGGTCAGCGATCAGCAGGGCCAGCTTGTCCTTGTCCCAATCGCCGCTGATCTTGTTCAGGGCGATGTTGAGAGCTTTTTCCTTGGCGTCGTCCATTTCAACGACCACACAGTCAACCTCTGTGATGCCAAGGTCGATGAGGACCTTGAGCCTCTGGTGCCCACCGACAACACGACCGGTCGTCTTATTCCAGATGACCGGTTCGACATAACCGAACTCCTCGATGGAGCGTTTCAGTTTTTCGTATTCCTCGTCACCGGGCTTCAGGTCCTTGCGAGGGTTGTATTCGGCAGGAAGCAGCTCCGCCGTTCTCTTTTTCTCGATCAGCATATAAGACCCCACTCAGCGAACTTCTCAAAACCGCCGATGCGGTCGATGAAGGCCCTCGCTGTTTCTACGATTCTCTCGTATGGAATGCCGTTCACGGCATCGTCACCGATGGCGCAGACAAGCTCGACCGGCGCACCGGTTTCCTGCGCCTTGAGCCATGCGTAAATGTTGATGCTGACGTCGGCTTTGGAGAGGTCCTTTCCGTGCAGACCACCGCCGGTCACGGAGTCTCCCATATCGGAGCCGAGCTTCCGGTTAGTGGCACCGGAGTCAACGTCCGTACCGCCGGTCCAGTCACCGAGAGGGTTGATCTCGGCATCCGGGAAGACTTCACGCAGATTGCTGGTCTTTGCGTTGCTCTGGCAGAGGATCAGACGGTCGCCGTCCAGAATGTATTTGCCGTCGCTGCCATAGGTGTCATAGAGCTGCTTGGCGATGGCGGTGAGCTTTTTCTGCTCGTCAGTCACCGGGACGCCTTTGAAGATGCCGTTGTCGCCACAATGAATGCCGTCGATCTGGTTGTCGGCCAGATGCTCGTCCTGCGAAACCTCACGGTAGTTCACCAGCAGGTTCCCGGCGATACGGGAAACAGCAGCCTCTACCTCATCAGGAGAGAGGATCACCGAGGTTTCGCTAATAATATGGCAGATGCCGTGACCGATCAGGACCTCGACGGCGATCTTCGGATTATTCTCTTTTTGATACGCAAGGTCGACAAGAGCACCGGCAATACGGTCGGCCACCTTGTCGGGATGCGCCGGGTTTACTTTTTCAAACATATCAGTTTCCTTTCCGAGCGGTGAGCAGCCGCTCCATCAAATCATCTTGTGGATTTCTGCCGCCGTACTCCACGGCACAGTTTTCTTTCACGATCTGGTAAATCTGATACCAGACCTGATTGACCTGCTTCATGTAGGTCTGGCTCATTGCAACATACGGTGAAGCGATGGCATTGCCGGTGGTGGGATGCTTGGCCAGAAAGCCGAACTCGGAGATCGCTTCCTCGCACTGAATCCATCGGGAGACTGACATGGCGTACTGCTCAATCAGCTGGTTGTTTACTAACATTTCACAGCCACGAGCCTTGAGCCAGTTCCAAGTATCCCGGTATACCTCTTCGGCACACAGGTCTTTGCCGTTCTTCTGAGTGGCCCTCAAGTATTCTTTGACCGGAGGAACATCTGCTCCTTCGATTTCTGCCGGTTCCGGGAGCACCATCGCACCGTTCAACCTGCCGTCAGCGATCTTATCGGTCAGAGCCTTGGACTTTCTTCCGGCACCGACACGCTGACCGCCTCTCATAGTTCCGTCTTTTGCCACACATTTCACCTCGCTTTCCGGGCTGGGGGTTAATACCCCGTTTGATTTCTGATTTTTGCGCTCGTGACCCCACGCCGCTGTCCGGGTAGAAGGGTCGTAGAGATTTGACCCGCCCCACGGTCATCGGTCACCGAGCTCGTGATGGATCTTCGTGTGGCACGACTGGCACAGGCTCATCAGGTTGCTGGCATCGTGGGTACCGCCTTGGGAAATAGGAAGAATATGATGAACTTCTTCGACCGGTGTTAACCGACCTTCCTTGAGGCACTGCTCACACAAAGGGTGGGCCGCTGCATACCTGTCACGGATACGCTTCCAAGCCCTGCCGTATTTGCGGTTGACATCCGGGCTACGCTCGTACTTGTTGTACCGATCCCGGTCCAGCTTCTCGTGCTCCGGGCAGAAGCGTCTATCAGTAAGCCTTGGACAGCCGGGGTAAGCACAGGGCTTCTTTGGACTCTTTGGCACATAATCACCTCGCTTTCCGGGCATAACAAAAGCCCTGCGGGAGGAGTGCTCCCACAAGGCTTCCGTATGTTTTACTTTGTCCATCATAATACTATCATAAGAGGCGACTCTCAATCTCTCTCATTTACTCTCATGATGGCAGCCACACAGGAAAGGGCCGTATCGTGCATCCGGTAAATGTGCTGGATGCTGTAATGCATCTCAACCGCAATCTTCTCCCACGAGAGGAAGCACAGATAACGCTTCTCCAGCAGGGTTTGCAGTTCAACATCCGAAACGGCCTGTATTGTGGCCATGATTTCCTTTTTCAGCTCAACCAGATCCTCGACATCGTGTTTCAGGCTTTCCTCAACCTCGATTATCTTCAAGACAGCCCGTTCTACTTTGGAGCCGCCACGGTTTGGGTTTCTCGGCATATCGCTATAAACGACGGTGCAGGATGTGGCCAGTTCATTTAAAGACTCGATTTGCTGGAGCTTGGATTTAATCCGCATATCCAGCGTCCGGGCCTGTGACAGATATTCTTTAGCGGTCATTTCGCTTCTCCTTCCGTAGCTCTTTAATGAGGAATTCCGGATCGACTTTTGACAGGACACCGAACCAGCCGGAGCGGAAGAAACGCTCGATTTCCTGAAGCTCCCGCTCGTCGTCGGTCAGCCGGTAATCCTTGACCGCTTGCAGAATGATGGCGTTTGCCAGTTCTTCATATGGGTTCAAAGTCGCACCTCCGAATTTGTGTTCACTCGGATTGGCGAAGATTGTCGATTTTTGTCGTTAGATTTTCAGATTTGCCTTGACCGCAGCGATCAGAGCCGACTGCGTTTTGTCTTTGGCCTTAAGTGCCCGGAGAATCTGCTCATCAATGGTGCCGTCCGTCACGATATGCTGAACGACCACAGTTTCGGCAGTCTGACCTTGCCGCCAGAGCCTTGCTATGGTCTGGGAATAGAGCTCCAAGGACCATGTGAGGCCGAACCAGACGATGGTGTTGCCGCCGGTCTGGAGATTGAGGCCGTGTCCGGCAGAAGCTGGGTGGATCAGGGCTACCGGGATTTCGCCGTTGTTCCATCTGCGGATACTGTCGGCTTTGTCCAGCTTGGAAAACGGAATATGGCGATTATGCAGCCGTTTCATGATCCGCTCCAGATCATGCTGGTACCAATAGGCCACCAGAAGGGGCTTGCCGTTTGCCGACTCGATAATGTCCTCCAGAGCGTCCAGCTTCTGCTCGTGAATGGGGACCGTATTCCCGGCATCGTCGTAAATGGCACCATTGGCCATCTGGGAGAGCTTGCCGGAGAGGGCTGCGGCATTGGCAGCGGATATTTCACCATCGGGCAGGTCCAGAATGAACTGTTTTTTCATCTCGTCGTATGCGTCCTGCTCATCGGGGCTGAGATAGACCTTGTATTCGCTCGATATGAGTTCCGGCATCTTCAGGTGGTCCGTGGATTTCATCGAAATGGTGATATCCGAGATTTTCCGGTATATGGCTTGCTCGGCACCGGGTTTCGGACGGTAGCTGTAAACGATCTGGCCGTTCATGGCGTCCGGCACGAAATACTCCTGCCGATAATAGGTGATAAACCGACCGAGGCGTTTTCCCATGTCTATGACCTTGAACTCTGCCCACAGATCCATCAGTCCGTTGCTGGCTGGAGTGCCGGTGAGCCCAACGACACGCTTGATCATGGGCCGTACCTGCATCAGAGCCTTGAAGCGTTTTGACTGGTGGTTTTTGAAGGAAGAAAGCTCGTCTACCACGACCATGTCGTAATCAAACGGGAGCTTGCTTTTCTCGATGAGCCATTGGACGTTCTCCCGGTTGATGATGTAGATATCGGCTTTCTTCGTCAGGGCCGCTTTTCGCTCAGCCTCGCTTCCGACCGCCACCGAATAGGTCAGGTGGTGAAGCTGGTCCCACTTTTGAAGCTCTGCGCTCCAAGTATCACGGGCCACACGAAGTGGAGCGATGACCAGCACCTTATGAACCTCGAAGCTGTCGAACAGCAGGTCCGCAATGGCGGTCAAGGTGATGCTCGTCTTGCCGAGGCCCATGTCCAGCAGTACGGCTGCGAAGGGATGGTCCTCGATGTAGTTGATGGCGTACCTCTGGTACTCATGCGGTTCGTATTTCATCAAGTATCCCTCCAATCTGCTCCGGGTCATCAAGGACATACACCTTGAAGCCCAGCCGCCGCAGTAATCCGTGTCTGGCTACCTGCAAAGGTCTCGGTTCCTTGCCCGGTGCCTTGACTTCCACGAAGCCGATCTTGCCTCCGGGCAGCAGCACCAGTCGATCCGGCATCCCGTCAAATCCGGGACTCACCAGTTTCGGTGCGATGCCGCCGCTGTTTTTCACGGCCTTGACTAAGTGTTGTTCTATGGTTTTCTCTCGCATAATGTTCCTCCATCAGGGATTAGAGTGGGTGGTGACGGCCTGTGACATGTATTTCCGTAACTTTTCTTAGGTCTTGTTTTTTTGTGCTCTAAGAATAGTTTCTGTAAAGACTGTCAAAGACCGTCACCTTTGGTTCAATCAAGGAAGTCCGACTTGAGCTGCAGGCCTAAGATCAGCCGTGCGGATTTGTTTCTTTTCCTTTCAAAACCGGCGCATTCCAGCGCAGTGTAGAAATCAGTCGTGCTGCGGATATAGTCGCCCACCTGCATGCAATAGCTGCGGTATGCGTTGTAGACCTCGCCGGATTTAGCGATCAGGCCTGATCCGACCTCACAGCACTCATCAAGGAATTGTGAGAGCCAGTCGTTATTGTCCTTGTACTTCTGGATCGCAGCTTCCACCACGGCTGGCTTTACGATGTGATAATCCTTTTCGATCACACGCTTGGCACCGGTCATGATCCATTTCAGGATTGCACCGCCAGCTTTGTTAAAAAGGTAGTCGGCATAGTTCTTGATGTCAGAGGAGCCTTCGATTTTGGCGTTAAAGGGAATGACAATCAGCCTACGCCACGTTCCGGCATCAATCGCACCGACCTTCGGCAGATGGTTCGTGTAAAGCACAAGGGTGTGGCTCGGCACAAAACTGAACGGGTCCTTGTATTTTTTCTCCGCATAGATCTCGTCCGTTGAACAGAGCTGTTTGACGTTGGATGTGTTCAGACGCATGCCTTCCTCCAGCTCGGCGGCAATGATTATCCGTTTGCCTTTGGCTTCAGCCAGCTCCGGCTTTACATTCCGCTTGCATCCGACGGTCAGAGTATCTGCGGACATGTTGCCGCTATAGGTGCCCAGCACACGGGAGAGCGTATTCCAGAAGGTGGATTTTCCGTTACGGCCTTCACCGTAAGCAATGATCAAGCCCTCGACACAGACCTTCCCGATAGCGGAAAGACCAGCGATCTCCTGAACATAATCGATGAGCTCGTTGTCACCGCAGAAGAAGGTCTCCAAAGCGTTCTGCCAGATATCCATACCATCATCGGACGGGTCAACCGTGGTCTGCTTGGTAATGAAATCCGCAGGAGTGTGCTCATGAGCGGAAGGAAGGCCAATACGAAGATCGTAAGTTGCTGACGGGGTGTTGAGCAGAAATTCGTCTGCGTCAAGCTGCCGCTGGTCAATCTCAACCATCGGGTGTGCTTCCTTTAAGGCAGCGGTGATGTATTTGGAATCTCTGCGCTTAATGGCATAGTTGCGGTAGGTCGTGGCGTTCTCGTACTTTTGGAAGGAACGAGCCTGTTCCGAGCTGAAAGCCATAGCCGCTTTCTTTGGACCCATCGATGCAAGCAGCTCCCATGCGCCGTTTTTCATCATTTCGTCGGTTGCCTTCTTGATCTCAGCTTCGGCCTCCTCAAGCTGGCGAGTGGTGAGCTCCTGCGCTACGGCCTGAGCCTTGGGCTTGGATTCCTCCCAGAACCGACCGTTGTAGACCAGAAAATCGGTCGAGGGTGAATAGCGGAGCTTGCCTTCATATTCCCGTGTCAGCACCGTGGCCTGTCCGACGTCAGAATAGTCGGAGGGCTTGAGCTGAAGGTCCTGATTGTATTGCTCCGGAGGAATATAGCCTTCTTGTGCAGCGACCTTCCCATAGAACCGCTGTGCGCTGCGCCAGATACTGTCGAGCTCCGACTGCTCCAAAGGCGGCTGGCAGCAAGCAGCCACTTCCGCAAAATGCTTATGTGCCTCATCGGTATTGCCGAAGCGTTTCAGGATGCGTCCGGCATAGTGGGACAGCGTGGCGTTGCGGCTGCCTTCGGGAATGACGATGTCGCCATAGCTTCCGGAGTCCATGTTGGCGTCAAAATCGTCGTCAGCAAGGAAGGTAGTAAGCGTCATCGGGCCGTCGAATATCTCGACCTCCGGTTCCTTTGTCCCGAAGAAGAACCGAGCGGCATCGAGTGCCTTGGTGTCAAAGTACGGGAAGATGGTGTTGACCAGTTTTTTCATTTCGCTGTACTGGCCGGGTTCGGTAACTCGGTCAATGGCGAAGAAGACGTGGAACTTCGGCCTTGCAGCTTTGCCGCCTTTGGCTTTCATGTGATTGCGGCTGTAATGAACCGCAAAGGCAACACCGGGGAAAGCTGTAGCGACGTCTGAAGGATAGACCCATTCTTCCGGATCGTCGCTGTGGTCGTTATCACAATCGACCGGCAAGCAGTCGGAGCCGATGAAATTGTCGTTGCTGCGGTAGTTGCCCTGATACTCAGCACAAACATAATCGTGCTTTACAGCTTCGATGAGGCTGTCCTTCCCGGTGACCTCGACTTTGTGAGGGTATGTGCAGTTTTCCGGCACCTCCAGACAGTTGGAGCGGTATAAAGTGAATTTCATCTTATTACCTCCTCGCAGGTCTCGCTGAAGTAGCGGATTCGATGTCCCTTCCAAGTTGCTCTCTTGATCTCGGCCTCCATGCCCTCGGAGATCCGGTCACCGAAGACCCACATCTCGGCGCATTTACTCAGGATGGCATTCCCGAAAAACAGACCAAGCTCACGTTCCTTGGGCTTGTTGTCGTCAAGGAACTGCGGAAACAGCAGGTGCGGTGCGATGGGAATGTATCCGGCCTCTACCGCAAAACGGCTGTAGCGTCTGGCGGCAGCGGTGTTGCCTTCGACATCTCCGGCATACGGACTGCAGATATACACGATGGGCCTGAATGCCCGGAGAGCTTTTTCTTCTTTTTCAATGGCACAGAAGGCTCCGAATGCTGTGGGATCGGCATAGCCTTCTGCGTTTTTGTATTCGGCCATGATAGGCACCTCCAATCTAAAGTTCTCACTACCCACTGGAGGGTTTAGTGGTATTTGAACGAATCAGAATCAGTCTTTTTTATAAAACATGGTCTCATAGCCATCGGCACGGAGCTTGAGCCCGTTTGCCCACGGCGGTGTCCGGCCCATCTGCTCACAGAGAACCTTCAGGTCGACGCCGGGGCTGGCTTCGATGACCAGCTCGTCGTGAATGTGCATGGTAATGAAGCAGTGCGACAATGTCCGCATGGCGTAGCAGAGAATGTCACGGGAGGTGGCTTGGACGATGTTCTCCACGAGCTTCGGCCCGTAGGTCTCCAGCCGCTCCCATTTCTTTGTGCCGCCGATGCCCTCGTAAGTGATACACTCGCTGCCGAACTGATTTGTACCGAGCTTGGGCTTCACATACGAGAGGCGTCTGCCGGACGGGAGCGTAATGAAGAGCATCCCGCTCAGGTAGCAGAACTTGATGCCGCAGACCTCGCCGTCCATGTGATACTTCACGGCATTCATAGCTGCTCGGTCGATATCCCACCAGAACCTCACAATATTCTGGTTCGAGTTGCGCCAAGCAGTGACCAGCGGCTGAAGCTCGTCTTCCGAAAGGCCCATCTCCAAGGCTCCCATCGCTTTGAGAGCTCCGACAGAGCCGCCATAGCCGAGGGCGAGTTCAGCGATTTTGCCTTTTTGCCGCAGGTGGCCGTTCACGCCGTGCTTTTCAACAGGGACCTTGAACATCTGCGATGCGGAAGCGCAGTAGATGTCGCCGCCTTTTTCAAAGACCTCCTGACGCCAGATTTCACCGGCAAACCACGCCAGCACTCTGGCCTCGATTGCCGAGAAGTCGGAGACGATGAACTTGTATCCCGGCTTCGGCACAAAGGCGGTGCGGATCAGTTGAGAGAGCGTATCCGGCACATCTTCGTAGAGAAGTTCCACGCCTTCAAAGTCGCCGCAGCAGACAAGCCCACGAGCCTCTGCCAGATCCGGAAGATGGTTCTGGGGCAGGTTCTGCATCTGTATAATGCGTCCAGCCCAACGACCGGTCCTGTTGGCACCGTAGAACTGAAACATTCCACGAGCACGACCATCGGCGCAGACCGCCTTTTCCATCGCCTGATACTTCTTGACGGACGATTTGGCCAGCTGCTGCCGGAGAAGGAGAACCTTCTGCAGCTCTGCCGGAGCGGTCTTGAGCATTTCAGCGACTTCCTTCTTTCCAAGGGAATCCACCTCCAGACCGTTGTCCGAAAGCCACTGTTTCATCTGCTGCACGGAGTTGGGATTGTCCAAAGCGGTCAGCTTCTTCATGGCAGCAGTGAGATCCGCACGGGAGCGGGTGTCCATAGCGATGGCTTGATGCACCAGCTCCATATCAAGGGCGACGCCTCTGTCGTTGATTTCCTGATCGAGGTGATACTGCTCCCAGACCATTTCCGGCACCGGAAACTTGGCGAGCTTTTCCTGAATGGACATCTCGACCTCAACATCACGGATGTTGTACCGTTTGAAGGCAGCCCACTTGTCCGGAGCGTTTTCCGGCAGGTTGCGGGTTCGACCACCATTGGCCTTTGTCGGCGCACAGGGCTGGCAGAAATACTTGATGAGCTCTTTGCCTTCGGTCAATTTCTGCTTTCCGAGGCCCAGAACGGCACCGACACCTTCCAGCGACAGTGGCAAGCCCATGTAAGCGGACCAGATCATGGTGCATTTCCATGAGGTCGGATCAAGGTAATTGCCTACGGTGTCTTCCGAGATGCTGTAGTAGGCGTTATCAAAGCCGCCGTGATCCCGGAGCCAGCGAGAAAGACATATCCTCTCAAACTGTGCGTTGAAGGCCCATTTCGTCACATCATCGTTTGTCAATGCAGCGATGACCTCCGGCGGGATCTTCTCGCCACAGGCCAGATCGACCACCTGCACAGGGCCGCCGTCCGTGGAATACCCGAAGAGAAGAATGTCGAAATCTGTCGCCTCGGTGTATTTGTAGACGCCACACTTGGCGAGGTCCACGCTGCTGTAGGTTTCAATATCAATACTGAGTGTTTTCATATACATCGGTCCTTTCCGTAGTCTAAAAGGGTGGCAGGATTGCTCCCACCACCCGCAGGCCGGACATTACTTCTGTTCGAGCTCCTTCATTCGGGCTTCGTGGTACTCGACTTCACGAATGGCACGTTCTCGTTCAAGCTGCTGACGCTCGGCTTCCCATTTGGCATTGCGAGCTTCACGCTCAGCCTCAAGAGCAGCATTGCGTTTATCACGCTTGCGGTCGTCGATGGTGTCGATGATGGACCTGACGATCCAGAACACAGCCAGAACCAGATAGAGGGACAGAAGCAGGATGCAAAGAATTGTAGTAGCGTTCATGGTGCGTACCTCCTTAAGACAGGAAATCTTCATCCGCATCGGTGGAGAAGTCAGACGCTGCGCTGGACTTGCCGCCGAGGGGTTCGCCGTCACGGATCTTCTGCAGGTTGTTCAGACCACAGGCGATGCCCTTGTTGCCGTTGGAGTTGAAAGCGTAGAAGTTGATGCTGGCACGACCGTACACGCCGGAGTAAACCTCGGAGCGGGTCAGGATCGGATTACAGTCAGCGTCCACGATGCCGGGAGCCGTAGCGGAGTTGGCGTTGATGAAGTAGCTGCCAGCGTAAGCCGGATCATCCGGACGCTCGGTGTCGCCATCACGAAGAGGCGTCTTGATAGCGGTGAGGGGCGGTACGGTGCGACCGTTGCCCTTGAGCTTGGCCTGACCTTCCTCATAGGCCGCCTGAATCGCCGCCTTGATCTTCTGAACGGTCACGGTGTCAGTCTTCGGAATGATGAGGCTGACGCTGAACTTCGGGGTGCCGCCGTTGATGGACTTGGCCTCCCAGACATTGGCATAGGACCAGCGGGTGTCCTTGCCGGTGATAACCTTCATGGGGTTTGCGAGTTTAGTAGAATTTGACATATTAGTTGTCCTCCTTGAAATCATCGATAATGGTTGTCATTGCCGGTCTCTTATCGCTGTCCGGCACCAGCGTGGGTTTTCCTTGAGGCTTGGTGATCAGGCCTCCAAGAATGTCGTTGAACTGTTTCTTTCCGAGAAGCGAGGTCATGGCGGTGACGCCGAGAATCTTGTGTTCGTAGGGGTCGTACCCGGCCGCTGTTACGGCTGCGATGACGGCATTCTCGTCTGTGTACTTGCGGTTGGAGCGGCCCTCGACCAGCTTGTAGCCGGACCACTGTTTACCGCTGATGGCTGCCTGAAGCGCATAGTCCTTGATGTCGGATGCCCAAGCGATCAACTCGTCGATGCGACCGAGGATTTCTTCGACCTCTTCATCTGTCAGCAGAGGCGGCTGCCTGAACTCGAACTTGGCAAGCTCCATGTTGGCGTTGGCTCTTTCACGGCAGTCAGCTTTGGCCTTGCAGAACTGGCACCATTCGCCGCAGTGGTATTCGCCGTCTCCGTTGAAGGCAAGCTCTGCAGTCGGGGCCAGAACCTGATCGGCCCACTCGTAGAGTTCGTCCTTTGGAATGGTGAAGGTGCTGACGTTGGAGCGTCTGGGCTGGTAGATGGTCATGCTGACGGTGTCGATGTCGTAGATGCAGTCGAACAGTTCCAGCGCACCGAGGGCGTACAGCTTCATCTGCGGGTTGTCGTCAGCCTCGACCAGAACGCCTCTGCCGTGCTTGTAGTCCACGATGTGGAGCGTCCCGTCTGCGATAATGACGCAGTCGCCGGTGCCGAAGCCCTCCTCGACATACTTGGAGTAGTCGAGCCGCTGTTCGATCAGAACCACGGGGTCCGGGCAGGTCTTCTTGGCTTCTTCAACCAGCTCCATCACGAAGGCCGCATAGCCGTTGGCGCATTCTTCCATTTCGGAGTTGTACCAAGTGAGGTCTTCGGTCGGGTCTTTTGCTTCCAGACCGAGTGCCGTCCGGAGCTTGAACTCACAAAGAGCGTGGGCGTCGGTACCTTCGGCTGCGAAATCGCTGCCTTTGTCGTCGTAGCCTTCACAGAGCCTTGCCGAAGGTGGGCAGTTGAGCCACCTGTGCGAGGACGATGCAGAGAGAAGTGCGTGGTTAGCCATTGCCGAGCACCTCCGCATCCGCTACCAGAGCCTTGTAGCTTGCCGGATCAACCTCGGAGAGCTTCTTGGCACCGTACTTCAGGAGAAGGTCACGGATCTGAGCGGTGAAGCCATCACGGGACTTTTCTGCCAGAATCGCTCTGACCTCTTCAAGGGTGAGTGCCTTTTCCGGTTCCGGAGCAGGGGCCGCTTCCTCGGTGCCGCTGAATGCGCCGGTCAGCCAGTTGGCGATGTCGTTAATAGAAGATGCAATATCCCGCAACTCCCTGATGGTCGCTTCCATTTCGCTCATTTTGCTCATCATGTTTTCCTCCTTCCTGAGATTGGCTTGTCTGGTTCAGCTGAATCAGCTTCCTCGCCAGACGTCTTGACACTACGCTGATTGCCGTAAGCACTCCGATGAGCTCTTCATCGGTGACGGCCTTGTTGGGTCTGGACTCACTCATTGGCGGTTCCTCCTTTCTGAGGACCTGTGTTGTTTTGCTGTCCTCAGTACCCACTGGAGGAAAACCGGGGTTTTGAACGAAAAAATTTGAAAAAAATTTTGACCGCCGCAGAATCGCTTCCACGGCGGCCTTTGTTGGGTATTAAATGAAGTCCTTCAGGGCTTCACGCAGGATGGAGAACACCTTGTTCTTCTGGTAGTTGATGGTCGACTGGCGTTTGCCCATGTCGGCAGCGATTTCACGCTCCGTCTTGCCCTGCATGATAAGCTCGCAGATGCGTCTGCCGTCCGGGTCAAGGCGGTTCAGCTCGTCGTATAGAGCGTCGAGCAGTTCCTTATCCATAAGGATGGACTCCGCAGATGGTGCGTCGTCGGCCAGCGTGTCGCCAAGGGTAAGCTCGTCTTCCTCGCCGCCGATAGGCGTATCGATAGAAACCTTCTTACCGGCAGCGTAGAACGGGCAGCCGGGGCAAACACCGTCGCACTTCCAAAGCTGGGCCTTGGTGCAGCGGCACTCGCCGTTCTTCTGGGCATGGTAGCGGGTGTTCCAGATGGGCTGGTAGTATGCCCTGTAAACTTCCTCGCTGACCTCGATAGGGGTCCCGTCGACCGGGATAAAGTACTTCTTGTCGTTGTTTTGCAT